ACCCTCTCTGTTCCCAACGGTGGTACCGGCGTAACCACCCTCACGGGCTATGCGAAGGGTAACGGGACTACCGCCTTCACCGGCATCACCGCCATCCCGAACGCGGACCTTCAGAACAGCAGCTTGACGATTGGTAGCACGCCCATTTCTCTCGGCGGTACGGCTGCTACGATTTCTGGCCTGACGACCCTCACGCTCACGCAGAACCCGCTTAACCCGCTAGACGCTGCCACAAAGCAGTATGTTGACGCTGCGGTTGAGGGCCTCAATGTCCATGAACCGGTGGCTGCTGCGACGACGGCTAACCTCACCGCGACCTACAACAACGGTGTCAGCGGTGTTGGGGCTACGCTGACGAATGCCGGTGCTCAGGCTGCGTTCGCAGTTGACGGCTACACCGCGCTGTTGAACGACCGCATCCTGGTCAAGAACCAGTCCAACGCTGCTCAAAACGGTGTTTACACCGTTACTACTCTGGGCTCGGGTTCTACGAATTGGGTTCTAACCCGTTCAACTGACATGGACGTTGCCGGTAGCGGCGCAAATAATTTAGGCCCCGGCGACTATTTCTTTGTCATCAAGGGAACGCTGGGCGCCGGAACCTCCTGGGTTGTTACCACCGAGCTTCCGATCACCATCGGCACCACGCCGGTAACTTTTGTCCAGTTTGCTGGCCCTGGCACCTACACGGCGGGTGCAGGCCTCACGCTGACAGGAACGCAGTTTAGCATCACCAGCACTGGTGTATCGGCTGCGACCTACGGCACCGCGTCGTCTGTCCCGACGATTGCGGTTGATGTTCGCGGCCAGATCACCTCTGCCAGCAACACCGCAATCGCGATTGACGCTACTCAGGTCACGTCCGGGACGCTCAATTCCGCGAGACTGAGCGGCTCTTATACCGGTATCACGGGTGTCGGCACTCTTTCCGCAGGCACTTGGCAGGGTAGTGTTATCGCCGCGATTTACGGCGGCACAGGCCTGAGCAGCTTCACTCAGGGTGATCTGCTCTACGCCTCCTCGTCCACGACGCTGGCAGCCCTGCCCGACGTTGCGACCGGCAACGCGTTAATCAGCGGTGGTGTGAGTGCTGATCCCTCGTGGGGTAAGATTGGCCTTACGACGCATGTTTCTGGTACGCTGCCGATTGCGAATGGTGGTACAAATTCAACATCGACGCCGACGGCGGGCGGTGCCGCATATGGAACGGGTTCGGCTTTCGATTTTACTGCTGCGGGAGTTTCCGGGCAGGTTCTGAGATCTAACGGTGCTGGAGCACCAACGTGGTCCGGCATTGACGGAGGTACTTTCTGATGGCGCAGTCAGGCTTCACCCCAATTCAGCTATACCGAACGACGACGGCTTCCGCCGTTCCGTCTTCTGGTAACCTTGCTGATGGTGAACTCGCTATCAACACCAATGACGGTCGCCTTTTTTACAAGGATAACGCGGGCGCCGTTCAGACCATTGGTTGGAAAACCACGCCGGTTTCTGCGGGCGGCACGGGTGCGACGACTCTCACCGGGTATGTGAAGGGTTCGGGAACCTCCCCTCTCACCGCGTCTGCGACGATCCCGGGATCCGACATCACGGGCAACATCTCTGGCAATGCGGCTAACGTTACCGGCGTGGTGGCTGCGGCGAACGGCGGTACCGGGCAGTCGAGCTATGTTGTTGGTGACATCTTATTCGCCAGCGGGACCACCGCTCTCTCGCGGCTTGCAGATGTCGCCACGGGTAACGTGCTGCTTAGCGGCGGCGTTGGCGTTGCTCCTGCTTACGGTAAGGTAGGGCTCACCACGCATGTGAGCGGCACTCTGCCCGTAGCGAACGGCGGCACGGGGGTTACGACCTCCACCGGTTCAGGTAGCGTGGTGCTCAGCGCAAGCCCGACGCTTTCGGGCACTCCGACTGTTTCCGGTACGGCGGCTTTTGGTGTTCCCACCGGTACGACGGGTGAGCGCCCGACCGCTTCCACGGGTCTTATCCGCTTCAACACCACGCTGGGTGGGTTTGAAGGTTACAACGGTAGCGTCTGGGGGACCATCGGCGGCGGTGCAACCGGTGGCGGGACCGACCAGACTTTCTACCTGAATGGTCAGACTGTGACGACCAGCTACTCTATCCCGGCGGGCCAGAATGCTGGCACCTTCGGACCAATCACGGTAGACTCGGGGGCCACGGTGACGGTTGGTTCGGGTTCGACATGGACGGTGGTGTGATATGCCCCTGAAGCTCAACTCCTCCGGTGGCGGCTCCGTCACCCTCGACGTGCCCAGCACGGCCAGCGCCTTTAATGTCATTGTCCCCGCCAATGCCGGCACGCTCGTCACCACCGGCAGCACGGCTGCTGTGACGCAGGGGATGCTGGCGTCTGGCGTGGCGGGTAATGGGCCTGCGTTCAGTGCCCAGAGCAGCGTAGATCAAACGCTCAGCAACTCCGTATGGACGAAGGTTGTCTTGCAGAGCGAGACATTCGACACCAACGGAGCGTTCAACAACAGCACCACTTATCGGTTTCAGCCCGCCGTAGCGGGCTATTACAACGTTAACTGGTTGGTCATTTTCGAGGCCACGCCAACCAACGGGAACGAGGTAATCTCGGCGTTGTACAAAAACGGAAGCAATTATGCTTGGGGCAGTAATTTTGCTCCTGCCACCACGCACTACCAAGCCTCTACAGGTTCTTCCACCGTGTATATGAACGGCAGCACCGATTATTTGGAACTTTATGCTTTCCAGACAACGGGCGGGAACCGACTGATTATCGGCAACATTGCCCAGCAGATTACCTGTCAGTTTTCCGGCTTCCTAGCGAGGGCTGCATGATGACCCTCTACGACCGCATTATGGCGATCTATCCCGCGCTGGTGACGCAGGATTTCCTGACCGTCATCCGGCTCCAGAACGACAGCGATGGCCGGGGCGACTACATCGCCGCCTGGAACCACCCGACGCTGCCTCGCCCCACGCAGGAACAGCTTGACGCTGTGGAGGCCCGATAATGCCCCTCATTTTGAACGGCTCCACCGGCATCTCTGGCACGGACGGCTCTGCCGCAACGCCTGCCGTGCAGGGCACCGACACCAACACCGGCCTCTACTTCCCCGGCGCTGATCGCATCGGCTTTGCTGAGGGTGGCGTGCAGGTCGGCGAGTTCGACGCCTCTGGCAATTTCCTGTTCAACTCCGGCTACGGCTCCGTCGCCACAGCTTACGGCTGCCGGGCTTGGGTGAACTTCAACGGCACCGGCACGGTGGCGATCCGGGGCAGCGGCAACGTCAGCAGCATTACGGACAACAACACGGGCGACTACACGGTGAACTTTGCCAACGCGATGCCTGACGCAAACTACTCGGTTTCCATCAATGGCCGGATCAATGCAGGCGCGCTTGGTTGTCTTTTGGCGAACGCCAACGCATTCGCGTCGAACTTGGCTTCGTCATGCCGGATGACGATTGGCGTGGACAACTCCGGGCAGATTGATGGCGATTTTGTTTTTGTTTCCGTCTTCCGCTGATAGGAGAGAGCCATGACCGATCAGCGCATCATATATAAGACGGACGAAGGCGGCGTTGCCGTTATCATCCCGGCTCCTGAGTGCGGCCTGACCATCGAGCAGATTGCCGCCAAGGACGTGCCGCCCGGCAAGCCCTGGAAGATCGTCAGCGTCGCGGACATCCCGACCGACCGCCTGTTTAGGGCAGCATGGACCTGGGTGGAGGATGAGCAGTGATCCGCATCGACATCACCAAGGCCAGGGTCATCGCGCACGACATGCGCCGTCAGATGCGCGCCGCTGAGTTCGCGCCGCACGACGAGGCCATCGCCAAGCGCCTGCCCGGCACGGTTGAGGCTGAAGCCGAAGCGGCTCGCGCCGCCATCCGGGCCAAATACGCTGTCATGCAAACCGAGATCGACGCGGCTGCGACGCCCGACCAGATCAAGACCGCACTGGGGATGCCCGGCTGATGTCCACGATCCAAGCTAGCAACATCAAGTCCGCCGCCTCCGCGAGCAACAACATCGTCCTCGACGCTTCGGGCAACGCGACGTTCGCAGGCACTGCGGCGATGGCGAGCAGCTTCCTGCGGAACCGCATCATCAATGGGGACATGCGGATCGACCAGCGGAATGCTGGGGCGAGCGTCGTCGTTTCATCGTCGGGCAACTTCGACGTTGATCGCTGGTACGCCGTTGAAGACACTGATGGCACCATGACCATGCAGCAGAGCACTGCGGCTCCTGCTGGCTTTGTGAACTCAATGGTATTTACGACCGGCACCGCCGACGCTTCTTTGTCGGCATCGCAGTACGTCGTCACCGGCCAACAGATCGAAGGCGTGAACGTGGCCGACTTGGGCTGGGGCACCGCCTCTGCTCAGAGTGTGACGCTTTCTTTCTGGGTGCGCTGCTCGCTAACCGGCACGTTTGGCGGCTCTGTCCGCAATAGTGGGTTCACACGCAGTTACCCGTTTAGCTACAGCATAAGCGCCGCGAATACCTGGGAATACAAAACGGTCACTATCCCTGGCGACACGACCGGCACTTGGCTGACCGATGCCGGCGTTGGTATCCGCTTGGCGTTTGGCCTTGGCGTTGGCAGCACATTCAGCGGCACTGCTGGAGCGTGGGCTGCTTCAAATCTTCTTTCTGTGACCGGTGCCGTTTCGGTCATCGGCACGGCTTCGGCCACTTGGTTTGTGACCGGCGTCCAGCTTGAAGTCGGCACCGTCGCAACGCCGTTTGAACGCAGGCAGTTCGGGCAGGAACTGGCGCTGTGTCAGCGTTATTTCCAAGTCTTCGCCAATTTTGACATTGAGGGGAATGCCAGCGGCGGGGCAGTGCGGGCCGTTAGCATACCGATGACATTTCCGGTTCAGATGCGAGCGACGCCAACAAGAACCGTGACCACAAACGGTAGCTATACCAACGTAAGAAACTCTTCGAATACATTTGTCGGACTAGGCATTCAAAGACTGACTTCAACGCAGGCAAGCGCAAGCATTGAAGCCGCCGCTGCGGGCCTTACGCAGTGCTTAAATCAATCTGAAACAATGAGCGCGGAGCTTTGAGCATGTACACCAACGCTCAATGGATCGACCGCGACGGCCAGCATGTCTTCATCCGCTGCGACATCGCAGGCGTGACCTCGTTCGTGCCGCTCGACCCGGCGAACACCGACTACCAGAACATCATGGCGCTGGTGGCGGCGGGTGAACTCACGATTGCTCCTGCGGAGTAGGCTAATTTAAAATGGAGCTACCGAAACTCACACCCGTCGTTCAACTCGCCACGGCTACGTTTGCGTTGGCCGTTGGCGGTTACACGGCGGGTGAAAAATTCGGCTGGTTCAAGAACGAGATCATCACCTGGGCACCGGAGCACTTCCGCATCGCGGATGCGAAGATCGGCCAGCCCATCACCGTGACCGTTGCCCGCATCAAGCGCCGCGATGACTGCTCGGTCGAGGGCTTCAACGTCACCGTCAGAGACGCGTCCGGCCTCATCCATGAGGCTGCGCCGAGCATGACGCGCTTCACCGGCCCGGCTGGTCCCGAGATCGACACGTTTACTTACACGCTTGAGCTTTCTGACAGGTCTCCGGTCCATCCTGGCCGCGCCACGCTCCTCGCCACGATCCGCTACAAGTGCCCAGAGGGCGAGCGCACCGTCACCTACCCGCGACATCAGAACCTATCTTTCATGTTGGAACGCGGTTGATGGACCAGCTACTCAACCTCGTCCGCACGGTGGCACCATCGATTGCTACGGCAGTCGGTGGCCCGCTCGCGGGCATGGCGACGCGCGCCATATCTGAGGCCCTGCTGGGCAAGCCTGACGGCACTGAGGCTGAGCTAGTCGAGGCCGCAAAGTCTGCCACGCCAGAACAACTGCTCGCGCTGAAGCAGGCCGAGCAAAACTTCACGGTGCGGATGAAAGAACTGGATATCGACATCCAGCGCATTGACGCGGCCGACCGCAACAGCGCCCGCGAACGTGAGGTGAAGACCGGTGATTGGACCCCGCGCGTGCTCGCAGCGGCTGTCACGCTTGGCTTCTTCGGCGTGCTCGGTAGCATCCTGCAATACGGCCTCCCACCGCAGGGTGGTGAAGCATTGCTGATCATGCTGGGCACGCTCGGCACAGCTTGGGGCGTCATCATCAGCTATTATTTCGGCTCTTCTGCTGGGTCGCGAGAGAAAACCCAGCAGCTTAATCAGGTGTTGAAAGTCGGCAAATGAGAGATAACTTCGACGCCGCGCTGGCTGCTGTGCTCAAGCACGAGGGTGGTTGGGCTGACCATCCTGCTGACCCCGGCGGCGCGACCATGAAGGGTGTTACCCTCAAGACCTACTCTGACTGGTTGGGTCGCCCAGCGTCCAAGGAAGAGCTTCGCAACATCTCCGACGACCACCTCAAGACGATTTACAAGACGCGCTATTGGGATGTTGTGCGCGGCGATGACCTTCCGTCCGGGCTGGACCACGCCGTGTTTGACATGGCTGTGAACAGCGGCCCTGGTCGGGCGGTACGCATGCTTCAGTCGGCTGTGGGTGCCACGCCCGACGGAGCCCTTGGCCCGAAGACCCTTGCTGCCGTGAAGGCGCAGGATCCGGTCGCTCTGATCGAAACCTACCAGCGCAACCGGCAGCACTTCCTCGAAGCCCTTCCGACCTTCGCCACTTTCGGTAAAGGTTGGACCCGGCGCGTCGAAGAGGTTAAAACCGAAGCGTTGAAAATGGCCAAGCGGCCTGTATGATTTCTCAGCTTTTGAAACAGCTTGCCCATCGAGTTGTTTCAAGGTTATAGTGTTTTGCAACGGCGCATGCTGAACCAGCGGCACATCTAGGTTCCGGAGCGCGCATGTCATATGTAATGACTTACGACAGCCTGCTCGTAGACGTTCGGCGCTATCTTGAGCGCGGTTTTACCGCCGAGAGTGACCAGATCGTTTATGAGCAGCTACCGCGTCTCGTCACGCTGGGACAGCGGCGGATCGCGCGCGAACTCAAGATCCAGGGCTTCATCCGCCCCGTTCAGACCAGCTTGCAGGTTGGTGTCGCGGTGTATGCCAAGCCCGACAGGTGGCGCGACACGATCAGCATGACGGTAAACGGGAGCCCGATCTTCGCGCGCTCCTACGAATACCTGCGTAGCTACTGGCCCAACGAGGCCGCGACGGCTGCGCCGCAGTTCTACGCCGATTACGATTTCCAGCATTGGCTGATCGCCCCCACGCCGAGCACGGCGGGGGTTCTCGAAGTCATGTACTACGAACAGCCTCCGCTGCTCGGTGATGACGTTCAGACCAACTGGTTGACCGAATATGCGCCGGATATACTTCTCTACGCCACGCTGCTGGAGGCTACTCCATTCCTCAAAAGCGATGAGAGAATTCAGGTCTGGCAGGCTATGTATGATCGTGCCGCGCAGGCCCTCACGGGCGAAGATATGAAGCGTATCATGGATCGCAGCGCCGCGAGGAGCGAGGCATGACCATCTACCAGGACGTCTTCGGCGGCGCGAATATCTACCCGAGCGAAGTTAGCTACAGCGCGATCACGCTCTCTGCGGATGTCGTTCTTAGCTGGCCGGAAGAAACTTCGACCAACGAGAACCTTGCGACCAAGATCATCGACGTCACGCCGACGGGTGCTGGTTTCAGCATCCGCCTGCCTCCTGCAAACAAAACCGGCGTCGGCAACACGATCCTTTTCAACAACCGGGGTGCCGATACCTTCACGGTTCGCAACTCCACCGGCACTCAGGTTGTCACCGTTGCGAGCGGTACGCTGTGGCAGGTTTACGTCGCTGATAACTCGACGGCTGCCGGTGTGTGGCGTGCCCTTCAGTACGGCGCTGCTACCTCGACGGCGAATGCGAGCGCGCTTGCCGGGACCGGCATCGTCGCTATCGGCACCCTGCTCAGCCAATCTGTGCCGGTGACATCGTTCAATATCAACTACTCTGCCGGTGTCACCGACCGCGCCAAGATGTTCAACTGGACGGCTGCGGCAGGCACCTTCACGCTGCCCGACCCGACGCTGCTCGGGGACAACTGGTTCGTATATCTGCGAAACAGCGGGTCCGGTGCTATCGTCGCTGATCCGCCTGCTGCTGTGAGAATTGACGGCTCCCTGTCGCTTTCTTTCCAGCCGGGTGAGTCTGCGATTATCGTCTGCGACGGTGCCAACTACCACACGATTGGTTTTGGTCAGCCCGCGACGTTTGCCTTCGACTACACGGTTATCACGGTGCCCGGCTCGGGAATCTACACCCTCACCGGCTCCGAGCTTAATCGCGTTTCCTACAAGTTTACCGGCCTGCTAACCGGCAATCGCACTGTCGTCATTCCCGCAACTGTGCAGCAGTATTGGGTTGATAACCAGACGACCGGTTCTTACACGCTCACCATCGCATCGTCTGGCGGCGGTAGCGTTTTCATTATTTCTCAGGGTGAACGCGCAATTCTCTATTGCGACGGCACCAACGTGCTTAACGCTTCCACCCAGGGCATCTCGATCCCGCTGTCTGTTTCAGAGGGCGGTACCGGATCGACTACGGCGGGTGGTGCTCTCATCAACCTTGGCGGTACCTCTACCGGTATTTCGATCTTCACCGCAGCAAGTCAGGCGGCGGTGTGGTCTGCGCTGGGTCCGGCGCAACTCGGTAACGTCAACGGTGGCAGCTTCTAATGGCCCCGAGCACAATCGTACTGAAATCCCAGGCCGGTATTAAGCGGGATGGGACGAAGTTCGAGGGCAACTTTTACGTCGATGGGCAGTGGGTTCGCTGGCAGCGCGGGTTACCGCGCAAGATCGGCGGCTACCGCTCTGTCCAAAAATACCTGCAAGAGATCAGCAGGGGTTTCTCCACCTTCACGCAGCAAAATTTCGTTTACTGCCACTCCGGCGGTGCGAGCACCCTTGAGCGGTTCACCATCGACGCGACGGCAAATAGCTCCGTCATCACGGATCGCACGCCGGTAAACACCGCTGCGACCGCGACCGTCACCCTTACCGGGGGCGGTGCGGGTTCCGTTGACATGATCACGGTCAACAGCGTGAACATCATGTCCGGGTCGGTCTCGTTCACAACCAATTTAGCGACGACCGCCACCGCTGTTGCTGCGAATATCAACGCGCACACGTCCTCGCCGGAGTATACGGCGGTTGCTGTCGGCCCGGTCATCACGATCAGCGCCGCCTCCGCTGCCGGGTCCAATCCCAACGGATACGCTGTCGCCGTTACCGCGACGACGATCACGTTCACTAAAACCGACATGGCTAACGGGTCGTTCGAGCTAATCAACTCTCCGCAGAATATGTGGATGTTTGATTACCAGTACGACTCTTCGTCTAATCAGAACTACATCATCGCTCACGTTGCCCCAAACTTGCAGTGCATCTGCAATGACCAGGGCGGTCAGATTTTCTTCGGTGATGTCCTCGGCACGGCTGATCTCAAGTCGGTGAGCCTTCCTCCCGATGCGAACGCGACCGGTGGCATCGTCTCCCTGCACCCGTACCTGTTCTACTACGGTACGGACGGCATCATCGGCTGGTCCAAGGAAGGTGAGCCCACCAACCTGACCGGCACGGGCTCGGGCCTTGCTCGCGTCTGGGGCCAGAAGATCATCAAGGGCCTCCCGCTTCGTGCCGGTTCGGGCAGTGCGCCTGCTGGCATCTTCTGGGCTTTCGATGCGGTGATCCGCGCCACGTTCACGGGTGGTGCGACCGTCTTCCAGTTTGACGTCATCGCGACAGACACCTCGATCATGTCTCCGCAGAGCGTCATCGACTACGACGGCGTGTATTTCTGGTGTGGTGTTGACCGGTTCCTCATGTTCAACGGTGTGGTACGCGAAGTGCCCAACCAGATGAACCTGAATTATTTTTTCGACGGTCTCAACCAGCGCCAGCGAAACAAGGTTTTCGCCTTCAAGGTCTCTCGCTACGGTGAGATCTGGTGGTGCTACCCGCGTGGTGATGCCGAAGAATGCACGCATGCGGTCATCTACAACGTCCGAGAAAACACTTGGTACGACACGGAACTGCCCAACGGAGGTCGCTCTGCTGGGCAGTTCAACAATTCGTTTGCCGCACCCATTCTGACTGGCGTTGAAAGCAGCGCGACGGGTTATCGAGCGTGGCTGCACGAGCAGTTAACCGACGAATACGACGGGCCGAATATCCGACCGATTCGCTCGTACTTTGAGACGGCGGATCTTTCGGTTCTTGTTCAGGGTCGAAGCGAGTACGTTCGCATCACCATGATCGAGCCGGACTTCGTGCAGCGCGGCCCCATGTCCGTGCAGGTTACAGGGCGCGCGAACGCAAGGGCTCCTGAGGTCGTCAGCACGCAATTCGAGTTCCCTGAAACCGCTCCTGCGGATAAGCCTTACGAGCAGATCGTCATGCTGAAAGAGCAGCGGCGAGAACTTCGTGTTCGCTTTGAAAGCAACGCGGTTTATGGTGACTACCAGATGGGGCAGATCATCGGACACATCTCCACTGGCGATAAAACGGTGCTGGGATGAGCCTGCGCGTAACGCTACCGAGTGGCCTCGGGCTGAGGGATTGGGCGGATCAGATCGCCCTCGACCTCGACCCTTACGGGGCTTTCGGACGACTCGATATCGAAGATCAGTGGCAAAATTGGGCTATGCAATTCCTGAACAACATGACTCTCAGGGAGAACATGCCCAACCCTTACGGTTTTGATGACTGGCGAGATTGGGCAGAACGCTTCTGTCAGGCGCTTGAATAGGATGCAGACGATGATCCGCGATCAGATCATGCAGATAGCGCAGGAAGACCCGCGTTTTGCCAAGGCGGTTGACGCTATGGAGCGCGCCGTCGTCAACATGCCCATCGTCCCGGAAGATTTGGACGATGCGATTGAGTTGCTCGAAGATATTGTCCAGAACCCTGACCGATATCGGGAAATCCGCGATCAGGCTATTAAGGACGATATTCTCGAAGATGGCGTTCTGCCGCCTGAATTCGATCCGATTTATATCGTCTCCCTGCTCGTCGCGCTCTACGGCTTGCAGGATCGTTTAGACAGCGAGGGCTATGCTCGCGGCGGTCTGACGGTTGCTGCACGTCGTGTCATGACCGGTGGTCGTGGCGGTGACAGTGAGCTTGTTCACGTCAACCGGCGTGAGCGGGAGATGCTGCGCCGTGCGGGTGGCTCGGGCACGATCAACCCGAACACAGGCCTGCGCGAATACAAGCTCAAGCTGGGTCGCATTCTTGCTGCCGTAGCCCCTATTGCCCTCAGCTTCATTGCCCCGGGCATCGGCACGGCTATCGGTGGCGCGATCAGCGGTGGTCTCGGGCTTGGTCTTACGGCTGGCGGTATTGGCCAGAGCATTCTCGGCAGTGCGGCGCTGGGTGCCGGTTTAGGCGCACTCGGGGGAGGCGCTAAGGGCGCTCTTGCGGGTGCAGTGACCGGCGGTTTGGGAGCGGGTTTAGGCGGTCAACTTGGCCAGCTTGCTGGCCTCACAGGGCCTATGGCTAATATTGCCGGTAGCAGCCTTATTGGTGCCGGTCTCGCCGGGGCTACGGGTCGCAATCCTTTTAGCGGTGCATTGCGCGGCGCTCTCGGGGCTGGCGTTGGTGAGCTTGCTGGCCAGTTTGGTCAGCAAATCACGGGCATGGGTCCGGGCGCCGGTAATGAGGCTTTCGGTCGAGGTATTAGCGCGGCTGGCACCGGATTTGGCAGTGCGTTGGCAGCGGGCATGAACCCGCGCGCGGCAGCGATTGCGGGCGGTCTCTCCGGCCTTGCTGCCGGTATGATTGCGCCCAGGCCTTCGCAAACCGTTGTTGAAAATCTGAGCGGTGAGGTTCCGCTTGCCACACCGGTTCAGCAGCCTGACGGCACCCTTGCTCCGGCTCCGGGTTCGCGCGGCGTGATGCCGGACGGTCGCCCTGGCATTTATGAATCAAACCCTGCGACGGGTATGATTGATTTGCGTCCAGTTCCGGGCAGCTACGTTTACAACGAGCAAGCCCGGCGCATGGAGTTTAGGCCCCAACAGCCGCAACAGCCCGGCGTTATGGATGCAATTCGGACGGCCATCGGCATGCCCGCAGCAGCCCCCACCGCATCGACTGCGCCCGGTGGTCAGCAGGGTGGCGGTGGCCTGCTCGGCGGCGGTCTCGGCCCGCTGCTCGCGGGTGGCGCGCTGCTTTTGAGTCAGTCTGGCGCTACCGGTCAGCAGCCCCCGCAGGTTCAGCAGGCTACGCGTAGCCTCACGCCTCAGCAGCAGGAATTCATCAACCGTCCCGGCGTCACCTGGGATTGGAACAAGATGCAGCAGGATGCAGCAACAAGCGGCCTGACGCTTGATCAGTTTATGGCGCGCAACTGGCCCCGCGTGACAGCAGGCGAATACAACGTCAGGCCCATGGCCGAAGGCGGTCTCAGCGTCATGTCTCGCTTTGTGCGAGGGGGTGGCACTGGGCGATCCGACGAAATTAACGCCAAGCTTTCTGACGGGGAATACGTTATAGATGCTGAAACCGTCGCCATGCTCGGTGACGGCTCCAGTAAAGCGGGCGCAAAACAGCTAGATCAGATGCGTGAGAAGATTCGTCAGCACAAGGGCAAGGCTCTCTCCAAGGGTAAGTTTAGCCCTGATGCCAAATCTCCGCTCACATATCTCAAGGGGGCCGCATAATGGCTAGTTTATTCCAGGGCACTCCCCAGACCGCCACGTCCTATGTCACCAACACTTCGGAAATGCCGAAGTGGTTGCAGGACGCAATTTATAACCAGATTCAGGTTGCGACCAACGTCGCCAATCGACCCTACTCGGCCTACCCGGGTGAGATGGTCGCTAAGATGTCTCCGCTTCAGCAGGAGGCATATGCCCAGGTTCAGAGGAACGTAGGCGCTTATGCGCCTGACATGGGTTTCGCCTCTCAGGGTATGAAGAACCTTAGCGGTGCTTCAACCGCAGGGCAGTTGGCCGCGTCTCAGAATAACTATCTGCTCCAGCCCGGCCTTGTGGGTGCCAATCTGGGTGCCGGTCAGAACTACTTTGCCCAGGCTGGCGGCATGAACATCCCGGGTGCTGCCGCCCCATTGCTCGGTAAGGCTGAGACCACCACGGCTCAGTCTCTTGCTGAGCGGGCGCTCTCTGCTGCTGACCCCTACCTGACGTCGGCTGGACAGACGGCAGCTACTCAGGTCGGGCAGTACATGTCCCCCTATCAGCAGGGGGTGCTGGACGTCATCGCCAAGCAGGGTGCCCGTAACCTCGAAGAGAACCTGCTCCCCAAGGTCTCTGACGCGTTCATTCGTGCTGGCCAGTTCGGCTCTAGTCGGATGGGTGAATTTGGTTCTCGCGCTCTCCGAGACACGCAGGAGGCTGTTCTTCAGCAGCAGGCCCAGTCCGCTCAGCAGGGTTACGCGCAGGCTCTCTCCGCTGCTCAGGCGGATCTCGCGCGCCAAGCGCAGCTTGCTGGCACGGTCGGCAGCATCAGTGGGGCTGACCTGTCCCGCATCATGCAGGGCGGTGCCCAGTACGGTAACCTTGGCCAGACTGCCGGGCAGATGACGGCTCAGCAGATGCAGGCCCTCGCCAATCTCGGTCAGATGCAGACCGGTGCGGGTCAGGCTCAGCAGCAGTTTGGCCTCACGGCAGCCCAGCAGGTTCAGCAGGCGCAGGCTCAGGACTACATGCGCCAAGCCTCTGCCCTGCAAGCTCTGGCAGATACCGCAAGGCAGACCCAGGCCCTTCGGACTGCTGACGTCGCTGCTCTCGAAAGTGCAGGCACCGCGCAGCAGCGGCAGGCTCAA